TACTGATGAGATCAGACTACTACCGAAAGAGGATAAAGATGCTCAACACTACGCAAGAGAATATGAAAGAAGAGATCAACCAAGAGATAGGTAAGGGCGTGCGCCTTGACCATATCCGTAACACCGCCGGTGAATGGGTAGATGGATGGGTGCCGGTCTACAATAATCGCATAATCGAAGAGTGGCAGAAGATGCCTAGTGAATACGATAACCGAGGGGCTAATGAATTAGGATGGCAAGAAGCGGAATTAGATATCGTCAAATTGATGTCGCTAGACCTATATCTTTATTATAGCGATATGTTTAACGCGGTATTGGATGAGATCGAAGAAGATCACGCCGTATATGAGCAAGAATTAGAAGATGAGAAGAATCAAGAGGTGAGCGCGTGAGACTCACTAGGCGCGGTAAGATCGTGAGGGCTATCTTAATCGTAGCCGGCCTAGCCTTACTTATATGGGCTAGCAGTCATATCTGGTACACCGGCACCGGCTATTGTGTCGGGTCAATGAGTGAGTGCGTAGGTATCTAATGGCGTACTATCTCGCACCGGTTAGCCGGTGCGCGGTAGTCTGCAAATAGATGCAGAAGATCAAGAGCTAAAGAGAGAGAGGGCAAGAGTGAGCATATTAGAGAAGGCGCGAGAGATAGACGGGGCTACACTATTGGATGGCGATAACCGGTACTATCGGTTAAACGATAAGAATAAGAGGATGTACGGGTATCACACACACTTTACCGGTGCCTATATATGCTACACGTGCGGTCACTTATGCGAGTGCGAGGGCTAGGGATACGGTATAGTAACGCTAGGCTATAGGTTATCTATCGCTCTCTCTTATCGGTAGTGAGAGAGGGCGGTAGAGGGCAAGTAGCCCTAAATAAAGCGAAAGAGGATAAGAATATGACTATGGTAGAAGAGAAGACACTAGTGACTAATAGCCTTACCGTACCGGCTACGATGGTAGTAGAGCTATTAGAGGGAGCGAGTACCCACGCTGATAAGGGTAAGGATGCGCTACGCGCTCTTAGTAGTGTGCAAGTATTGGGTGGCGCAGGGCAATTAATCGCTCGCGCTACTGATAGATACCGTCTAATAGAAGGAAGAGTAGAGGGTGAGGGTCACTTAGATCATAGCCTTATTGCACTAGATGACGTGAAGAGAGTGATCTCATTAGCTAAGGATAGTAAGTTAGCGCTACTTACCCTTACACGTGTAGGTAATCTACTTACGGTAAGTGTTAGCGGTAGTGCAATTACTATCCAATTACTAGATGATAATTACCCTAAGACTTTTAGCGATCTACTTAATAAAGAAGAGCGCGATAGCTTGCAAGTTATGTCTTTTAACCCCGCGTTTATGGCCGATTACGCCAAGATCGTAGGTAAGGGTAACGGTATTAAGGTGGAATTTCAAGGTGAGGGTAAACCTATGGTGATCGTATTGAAGGGAGATAAAGTAGAGTGGAAGGCACTACTTATGCCTATGCGTATCGCTGAATAGTGGCGTACTATCCGGCTATATCTATATGGTATAGTCGGGTAGTATCTTACTACGGTAGTGAGATAGAGAAAGAGGATAAGTAATGCCATATAAATATGATCTAGGGAATACTAGGGATATGTCTAGTCAAGAGCTATTGGATGCGTTGCTGGCGCGAGAGATCGCACCGCGTACGATAGTAGGCACCGGATATAAGAATGGCCGGCAAGTAGCTATTGACTATCTGAAAGAGAGAATTGCCAAAGAAAGTGAGGGCAAATAATGAATAAAGTAGAGTGCAACCGGTGCGGGGCTAAGGTACACCCGTTCACCGTAGTTAGCGTGAGCTATCAAGAGGGTATCTGCCGGCAATGCGCGAGAGATATTAGAGGGGTGAAGTAATGCAATTACAAGAGGTAGATACCATCCAAGATTTAAGGCTATGGGTGGAAGAGAATATGCAGGGAGCTACGGTGGAAGAGGGTGAGGCCGGCATAATTATTCGCACCAACCTAGGCTCAGCTATGGGTGGATATCTATATGAGAGAGAGGGAGAAGAATGAGTAATGAGCTAGGCATATGCACTAAGTGTGAGACTGGAGAATATCTAACCCTCAGTATCACTATCGGAGACATAATCTGCCAAGGGTGCGGGGAATGGCAAGAGGCTATTCTTAATGATGTATATGCGAGGGTAGACCTATGAGCGATTACCGGTACGCGGTAGATCCGGCCTTCGATGATAATTCTGAATGGGTCAAGTGTGATACGTGCGAGAGAGAGTATGACCGTAAAGAATATAATTCTGACACGTGTGATGAGTGTGAGAACAAACTAACCAATAAACAAATGAGAGAGAGGGCAAGTAAATGAAGGCAGAACACGAACAAGAAATGATAGGGATTATGTATTCAATTATGAAAAGTCTCAATCGTATTGCTAATTCCTTAGATGAAAAAGAGGGCGAGAATGAATAAAGAATATCTAATTGCTAAGGCTGATCTATGCAAAGACCTAGCTATTGAGCAACTGACCGCCGGTGATAGTGAGAACGGGGTAAAGAACCTTAAACGGATGATACGTGCGCTGGAAGAGATCAACCTCATTAACTACCTAGAAGAGAGAAAGAGAATCGTATGACTAGCTTCCATCCTAAAGAGTATGATCTCATCAACCTCTATGAGGTGACGGATGAGAACGGGATAGCCCTATGGGGCGGTAATAATGAGGGCGAGGCCATCATCTGGTGGATTAAAGGCAACCAAGATGGACGGATATTGGTATCCGCGTGGGATAGTGACGAGGAGGATGCCCATATGATCGGCAGACCGATAGATATTACCGATATTGTGGCCAGAACCTACGATTATTACGGACTAGACTGATGAGATTTACTATCGGAATCATCATAGTATTACTGATAACCTATGCACTTATAGTTACGGAGGAGAAGGTCAATGACGGAGATCGCTAGAAGGATAGAGACTGCCAAGCGTAGCGCGGTTATCTATAGAAATTATAGGCGGGCGAGGGAGAGGGCGCTAACGCGCCTATCCAATGCTTACCCTGAGACATACAAGGAACTACTCGAACAGGAGAAGATTGTAGATGAACAGATGGGTAAGAAGTGGCTTGATATTGATGGCAGTACTAGTCAGTCTATGGATCTTGACTCCAGCTCATCACCTACGGGTGGAAGAGGGAGTGAGCAAGCCAGCTCCGGTCCAGACAAAGGCAACGATGGAGGAGAAGCGTGAAAACAAGGCACTTATCATTAGTTACCTCCGAGCACTCGGATACGATCAGTCTCAGAGAAGATGTGCAATCACCCTTTGGACCCGTGAGAGTAGGCTTGACCATCTCGCAGACAACCCAAGATCATCAGCTTTCGGAATTGCTCAGCTCCTTAGAGAGCGCAGTCGAAAGCCTGAACTACAAATCCTTCACGCTATACGATACGTTGAACACCGCTATCGAGGAAATTTCTGCGGCGCTCTCAAACACTCTGACCGAAGAGGATGGTACTGATGTATAGATACTGGCTACTCTTCGGGATCAAGAGAGGGTGGATAAGTCCACCTTACTGCGCCACACACGATGGCAACTATGACTATATGACTGAAGAAGAGAGGCAAGAATGGGATGAGGGTGGCGATCCGTGTCACCCAGCTATATCCCTGCTACAATAAGCTTGCCTCCTTTCGGAAGTACTAGCCCTCACCGAGTTATCCTCTTTCGCGGTGGGGGTTAGTGCTTTCGTAGCCAGACTTGGTCGTTGACTGCAAGTACTTCGTACTCTCCAGTATGGCGGTGGAGGAAGAGATCTATGCCTACCTTTGGTTCCAGTCTAGGATCCATAGTGTGGTGGTGCCACGTGTAATCATCAAAGGCTATGATGCCACCGGACCTGAGTAACGGCCAGCTCAGTTCAGCATCGAGCAGCACACCTACTGTAGTGTGGTCTGCGTCTACGTAAATGAAATCAAAGTACTCACCTAGTGGACGATCACACCCATACTGTGCAAGTAAATAATCAGTAGTAGTACAACGCTCAACACGGACTTGTTTCCAATACTTAGATATCTTATTTTGATAGATGTTATAGACTTCATCAAAGTCCATATCTTCGTGAGCAAGTTCCTTGCTACCTTCCCACGTATCAACATCAGTTAACTTTGAGTATTTTCCAGTGAGGATATTCTCTAACATCCAGACACTAGCATCACCAGTGTATGCACCTAGTTGTAAGAAGCGCAGTGCTGGGTTGCCAGCATACTCTTGTAGCAGTACATCAAAGTTATACTGAGCAGACTGAACAAACCAATTAGGATATTCCATATCAACCTCCAGTAGAGTAGAACCCACCACCCTTGAAGGTGATGCCAGGAGATGACCAGACACGAGACATAGTCTGACTGCAACTGGTGCAGATAGGTGCTATCACTTCTTCGTGTATTGAACGTTCAACGGAGTAGGTTGTGCCACACGCATCACACTTGTAATCATATGTCATAGCTTCACCGCTTCCTCGATGTCCAAATACCCCACTATCTTATCAACCTTCTCGTTACGATCAAACTCTGTAGTGGCAGGCATCGGGTGAGTAAACCACTCTGGCTCTGGCATATCAGTCAAGTCAAAGGAGTAGATCCCAAGTGGAGTGGAGTTAATATAAAAGGGTAGCAAGTCTCGGTGATAGGCTTGAGAGATCAGCTTCTGGTACTTCATCTGCTCTATAAGTAGCGTAGAATAATGACTTTGGCGACACTTCAATTCGATAAAGTGTGCAGCCTTGGGGCTGATACAGTCAAAGGCATCATAGATTCCTGGTGCTCGCTGAAGATCCGGATAGAGACTGAGCTTCAGGAAGTCAAAGAGGATAGCCTCGTTCATCGGTACGGGCTGACTCCACCGAGAAGGTCTTGTAGTTTACGCATCGAGTTACTCACCCTACGATCAGCAGTAGATACTGCACACTCTAATACTTGTGCTACTTGTGCAAGGGTATAGTTATCGTAGTAGCGATAGGTCAGCAACTTCTTATCATACTCTTCTAATTTAATAAAACACTTCTTAATATCAAGCAGTGCAGCTAGTAGGTTGCCACCTTCTGATGGACTAGAAGATCCTTTAGGTTGGCCATCTCGGATCATCTCTTGTGCCTGCTCAAGGACAGTGCCATCTACCACTGATGCAATCACAAAGGGTAGTAGCTGGCCCAAGGTAGCAGACTCATAGTAGGCTTCATCGGTGATGTTGTAGCCAGACTTAGTAGCCTTCTCTTTACGACAGTAACGTTCAGCATTACGTAGCATCTGCCACGCAACACGCTTCTCATTATGTATGCGCTGCTTAGTATCTTCAACGTCGAGTTCATTCTTGATCCAACCAGTACGAGAGATAGCCCACGAGTAGCACTCTTGCAGTACATCCTCACGCTCAACCCATTGGTTATATCTTTTATGTACAACGCTAGCAACCGAAGGTGCTATGTCATAGATGGATGGATGTATCTCACTCATTCTCCGGTACCTCTGGCCACTTACCATCGAGTACCATCATTGCAATAGCACTGTAGTTAAGTAGATCAAGGAAACTATCACGCAGTGATTCGTTAGAAGGC